ACTCAATAAGCAAATAAAACTGCTCTGCGACTAGAGCATTAGCATTATATGACATACCATCACCGTGTTTCATATTCAAAATATACATCCAATGTGAGTGAAATTCAGGTTCAAATCTCCTGACTTGATATGTAATATTATACTCTATTTCTTTCATATTTCCATCTCCTTCGCCTTAAATGCGGCTAAACGAATTGCTTCTCTTGCACTTGCAGTAATTGAAGCGGCTAAATCAACATCAGCCCAACCAAATCCTTGAAAGGCAACGATACCGTAAAAAGAAGCCATAAGCCTCTTAACGGCCATTTGATTGTTATACCACTTTTGATACTCGCCATTGTTTGTCTGTCGGGCCTCCTTCATCAATCGCTTGTATTCGTTTCGCAACTCCTTCAACTCAAGGACGGCTCTCGGAAGAAGCCCCAGTTTATCAGTCTTATAGTAAAGCATATCCCGATGCCTTACCTCGCTGAAATCTCTCGGTGTTGAAATGTTCACGGCAAACTCTGTTGGTTCTGCTGATTTGGTTTCCCAAGAAATGTTTCGTGCAATCATCATTGAAGGGTAAAGGCCAGCATAGTCAAATGCGGCGACATTCAAATGAAGCCCTTGAGTTTGTTCACTCAATGGGTCGTAAATCATAGCCCCGTCATATTCCCTGCGTTCAATATCCCGATTCCCTGTTGGTGCTTTCCAAGTAGCGTTTCGCATGAAATAAATAGAACCCATGTGAGAAGCATAGAAGCAAGCATCAAAGGGTGCTTTCAACAAACGCTGAAGTGAAATAATTGCTTCACTACAAAAATTAGTTTCATCAATACGCACCAATAACTCTACATCAACTAACGCATATTCCAGATAAATAGCGGTGTCCTCTAACCAAGCCCTTCGGAAAAACTCATTTCTGTCCTCAAACTTACTCTTCTTAACTTTACCTTCACCAAAAAGTGTTTGTGAAACATATTCAAGACTTAATGAAGGTAATGTTCCTCTTTGTGAATCATTCCATTGACGCTCAAAAGCAAGGTCAAGAGAGAGTGTTATGCGACCCCCTATGGGTTGTTCAATGGGAGAGAACCCCTTTTCAGCATAGGCAAAGGAAAGTCCTTCCCTGCTCGTTTTAACACCCTTCACGCTGGCCGTTGGGGATATGATGCGAGGGTCAATTCCCAACGCACACGCCCTCTTGAACAAATGGGGCAAATCAAACTTATTCCCAAACCAAGCAATTAGCATATCGGGGTCTTTTAGAAGCATAGTATTCAAGAAAGATTCTATCATATCTCTTTCGCTACTAAAAATAAAACAATTTGCTTCTGTTTCAGTTTCCTCTGGAAACCATACCCATTGAAGATATTCTTTGTCATAATTATCATAGGCAACAATAGTAGTAATGCAATCGTGATATTCTCCACCTTGCGCCCATTCCATATCCCAATACCATTTACGCATATTATATTCTTTCATTTCTTTAACTTCATCAACTGCATAGCGGAAGTGATAAGGAACATCTGCTTCGTAGGTTTGACGAAACTCATCCTTTGCTTTACGAATATCAAAAGAAGTTTCAACAAACACTTTCTTCAAACGCTCTCCTTCTAAATTAAGAAAATTACCCTCTTCATAATCAAACTCTCTTTCAAGATATTTTGATGGTTTGTAAGTGGCTACATGTTCTTCTTCGGGAACATAGAAGTATGGCCGAAAGGAAACAATATTCCATTTCTTTTCTCCGTTTTCTCTCCAAGAAGTATAGATATTTTTACCGTCATTCATTTTACTGATAATCATTATCTCACCCTTCAATCTGTGGTGCTTTCAAAATCATTCTGTCTTCTGCTACAATAAGTAGAGGAAAGTCATCCTTTACATAGAAGTTAAGTAGTTGTTCTTTATCAAAGAAATTATGCAAAGGACTGGTGTAATCAAGAGAAGCCGCCTCACCAAGAACACTTACTGGGGTAATTGTTTCCGTGTATCTGTTTTGGACATTCTGTTGTGAAGAAAACACTACTGTTTCTTTGTTAAAATTAAGAGAATATACTCCGCTTTTTACCAACTCGCAGTTTTTGAGGCAGGAAGAAAACTGTGCCGAGGTTAAAGAAAACGCTCCTTCAAAGGGGCTTGTAGCAAACATAGGTAATTTATCCAAAGTCGCAGACCAAGTGATATTTTTGGTTCGCTCCAATGAATGCTCTAAAGCATCCATTGATGGATGATTGACAACCTTTGGGACGCTGGCTTGTTTGCCTCGCTGACTGATTGAAATAAAATCACCACCTGCAACTGTAATTTCACCCTTAAATGACTTCAAGTAAGGCAGAACAACGGTAGCATCAATGACGCAGTTTCCGTTTTCTTGGCCTTCAACTTCAAGGGAAATCCGAGCCATGAAAATGGCTGAACCGTTCACAATTGAAAGGGTGTTTCCTTCCAAAACCACATAAACATAATCGCCCATCGTGGCGTTGCCGAAACCCTTTGAGGTAAGGGACTTTCCTTTCACACGAATACTTTCAATGGTTTGTTCTAATTCTTTTGCGCTGACTGTAAATTTCATTCTTTCAACTTCCTTTTTAATTTTTCAATTTCTACTTCATGTTGAGCAATTTGCTTTTCAAGGGATAACTTAACATAACGCCTCTTAGCACTTTTACATACAACAATAAACTCTTCGGGATAAAGACGAAAAAGTTCCAAGACTACTGCTCTTAGTCTTTCTGCATTTTCTTCTAAAAGAATCTTGTTGCTGTTAGTTTGATTTTGGAGATTAGGCTCATCAGACTTTTGAAGATTACTTGGCTTTAACCTAACAAAAGTTGTTATTCCCTCCTTCTTTTCTTCAACAAGATGTTTTTCTTTATTATACAAGCGGTATGCTTGTGCCCTTTTTATCTTTTTTATTATACCAATTTCATTAATAACTAATCTTTTATTAATGAATACATCTGGCTGTTTTTTTCCCCACTTGCTAATCGCTTTCTCTACAATACTCATATTTTACCCTCCCGTAATTCGGGAATACCGTTCCAAACAACATTTGGTGGAGTTCCTTCACGAATTGTCCACTTGGTTCCGACCAAGTTTCCGTTTGTTCTTGAACCAACTAATTGTGCAATATAATGCATTTCTCCCTTGATGTTTTTACGCATACAATGAATCTCTTGTTCAAGTTTTCCGCCCCAATCACGCCATGCTGGTTGAACACCAACAGGAACATTGTCCACATATTTTTCTGCTTCGTGAGTAATGTAAATCACATCACACTTCAAACGATAGATAGAAACCATCAATGCTTCAAATGTTTTATTTCTTGCTCCATATTGAAACGGCATAATTTTCGTAACTTTCGTAGGGTCAGGATTAACCTTGAGAATACAACTGTTAAACCAAGTATCTACACCATCAAGAACAAAGATAGGATTCTCTCCTTCTTCAATCTTAGAATGAACATACTTCACGAAATCCCTTGAGTTTTGCTCGGACTTATGAATATCCAATTGTGCATCCTTATCTTGCACGATTGGGTCAAATACTTCAATTCTTTCTGTTGCATCGTGACAAGTAATCCATGTTGATTCTACGCCACTATCCCAATCAAGAACATAGATTTTCCTATCGGGAAAATCAAGGGCCAAACCAGTTTTACCAGATTTAGGAATACCCCAAATACCCAAAACCATTCGGGACTTTCTGTTCTCTCTCTTTTTCTCCATTTGTTTTCTATGCATTTCCAAGAATGTTTCGCTCGGTAATGCGCTTCCTTTGCTATTTGTCAATCCCATGTTTATCACACCAATTTATTTTCTTCAATTCTAGCCTTTGAGGATTTACTCATCGTCCAATACTGGATAATATCACGAAGCGAGGAAAGGTCATAACAAACATACCTTGCTTCTTTTTGTCCAATATGAAACTTAACCCAGTAAGTCCCAATTTCGTTCTCATTTTCTTTGTAAGTAATGAAATCTACATTCGCTAAATCTACGATGTAGGAATTTTTCTTTACTAAAAATCTTTCTCCAATTAAATCTTTCATTTTTTTCACCTTTTAGGGTATAGGCTTTGCACCTATTCGTATGTCATTCAAGCCGCCAACACATACACGGCCCTTGATGCCCAGTCAAGGAAGAATCAGAACCAATCAAAGTCCTTCTCCACAGGTTGAGCAGATTCAACAGGTGAACCTACACGCTCAACACAAAGCACACCCGCAACATTGATTGTTGTTGGTTCGGCTTCGCCATCAACCATTCTTTGACTCGTTCGGCCAATCACGATAACCGTTGAACCAATCCCGAAGTCCAACTCAATGTGTTCGGGAATCCAGCAAGTTGTCATAGCATCCGATTCAAAGTCAATTTCTGCATTGAGGTCAGTAATGTTGATAATACGGTTTCCGTTCTTGGTTGGGGTCATGTTCATGTTGCACACCGTTCCATCGGTAATGACGAAACGCTCCTTAGAAGCCTTACTTTGAAGCATAATGTGTGCCTTGTCAATTTCCACAAGAGCAGTAATGTGTTCATCAAAGTGTTCCTTTAAGCAATCCTCAAAGGAAAAGCCCGTCATATCACGGTATGCGTCTGCTTCAGGGTCAATGCTTGAATTGAGCATTAGACTCTTAATCGTCGTATCGGTAGCACCGTAAATATCCGTTCCGTTTGCGTTCGCAACACAAATGAAATGAACCCATTCAAAAGTGTTCGGTGCAAAATCAACGCCGCCTTGATTCTTATAAGAAAAGAAATAAGGTTGCATTTCTCCGCCAGCAACAGAACCAAAGAAAATACCTGTTCGTCGGAATTGTTCTTTGGGCAGGGGCTTACCGTAATTGTTGTTCTTTCCACCATTCATGTAGGTTGCCGTAGCGTCCAAAGGAATGTAAATGCTTC